CTCATCTACTTGTAATATAAGCCGAGATAGACTTCCACCACCTGCATCCGACACTCAAAAACTCCCTTTTACCTAAGGCCTATTTCTAATATCGACCATCCGCTAGTCCTTACTTCCCGCGCCTGTAGGCTACCATTCTAGGGTCTTCGTTCTCATACAGAGGAACCTGTTCCCGATCATCATTAGGATCTTTCTGGTCCCGCTTGGTCTTAAACTCTAATTCCTTGAACCATTCATTAAGAGGTTCAGAGAATATCCACATCCAAGGAGGAGGGATCTTCTCAGCTTCCAAGTTCTCATACCAGTGAAGGATCCGCTGTGCCTGTCCTAAGGCCTCCACAAGATCCCAAGGAGTGTCCTCAAAGCTTTGACAGCCCATGGGTAGAAGGACGCGCACGTCCCCATTGTGAACTGTTCTGACTAGACTCAGGAAGCCGGGACTACCGGCGAGTCTTTTCCCTCAAGTGGGTCTACAGTCAGTTCCAAAAGAGCACCAGACAACCTGGCAAGGGTGGGCTCCATAAGAGCATCTACGTCATCTCTAGTAGGAAGAGCCTTTTCCTTGTGGTCACACTTGGAATGGTCCCAGCCCTCTTCAGTCTTTTCGGCCTCACACTTTCTAACTGCTTGCCAAATCTCTGACCTCTGGTATTCATTAACCCATACCATATCGCCACGCAGCTTGAAGGTAAGCTTCAGAATGGAATTGTCTATTTCTTTTTCAGGAATAGCTTCCGAGAACTGAGCCCTATGATCGGCCATCTTTACTTCAATAGCTTCATTGACTTGGTCGATATAACGCTGCAATTCCTTTTGGACACGCTGGGCTTCGACGTCATCAGGATCTTCCAAGAACCTCTTATTGAGCTTATCTGCCCAAGAGTCACGCAAGCCCTGAAGGTAGTCCTCATTGGCCCATTGATCCTGAAGAGAGATTTCTTCTTGGACCATAGGAGTTACCCGAGACCGCTCTGATTCTACAAGCATAGTGATCTTGGTCTCACGATCAAGAGAATCTATATCCCCGATCGCAGACAAATAGATCTCGGATTCCTTGTCATTCTGACCAGCAAGAGACCGCGCACGCGCTGAATCGGCCTTACGGATAACTGTTTCTCTTTCAACAGGGTTCAGCTTCTGGAGCCAAACCTGGATAGCCCCACCACCATCGTCTAATGTCAGTTCAACGCCACGAACAAATAGATCTGCTAATGACCGTGTCTTGGGCATAACTCCTCGTTCCCCTTAGTCAATCTCCTATGGGATGTATCGACTAGGAACGATAAAAAACAAACCGCCTTTTACTACCATCTTCTACACGCAACAAACCCGTATTCTGAGCATATTCACTCTCTTTAAGATGGTTAGCCTTGGCTTGGTCCCACACTACACGCTTATGGATGAAGACACCTTCTTGATTAATATAATGATAACCAGAAACAGCAGAAGACAACCCTGCTTCTTTGAAATTACAAGCCTTGTAAAGCGTCCCGTCGTGACCCGCGCCTGGATCACTAAAGGCTAGAACTGCTTTAATGCCAGGGTCTAAGAGCTTGATAGCCCGACTAAGGAACCACGACCCAGTATTGGGGGGCAAACCCCCTTCTAAGGCAAATCTACGAAGCTCGGTAAAAGGGATATCACCAAAGATAGCTTTACCAGTTTCCTTGTAATTGGGTCGTCCAAAAGCAGCTACTCCGCATAGTTCTCCCGTGGGTTTGCGAAGACCTACACATCTGACGCCAACAGGAAGAGACCGAGTATAGTGCCAGAGCCCAACAAAAATGGCAGCCTCTTTCCTTGTTACTGGCATAACTTGTAGATCGTCCAAAGAAAAAACTACAGGAAGAAGTGCCTGGATTTGAGAAACTATCTCGCGACGAGAAAATGAATCAGCAATAGTTTCTTTAAAACCCTCTATGTTGGCAGGAAGAGCCTCAGCCCATCCCTCTTGACGCCAAGAGGCCAAAACCCTGTCTTCAATTTGTTTAGCCACCTTAGCATCTACTGGTCCCCAAACACCCGTTCCACCTGGATCATAGCCCCGTTGAAAGTGAGTTTTCAATCTATTGCTGGGATCGTTAGTAATACCAATCTTCCATGCTCCCAGGGGATGATGAATTAAATAGAGAAACCCATCAACGTCCTCTTTATAACCATAATTCGCACATCCTGGACAAGTTCCATTATGCCGTAATACATCATAAAGGAATCTCCGGCCTTCCCATCCACAGGAGTGACGAATAAGATAGGACTTGTCCATCCCTCGCCATTCATCCTCTAGTAATTCAGCCCCCTGGGTTAAAAGAAAAGGACGTAATACATCCAAAGAAAGAGTATGTTTTTTCTCACGTTCTTTCTGCCCACAAACTGGGCATCCCGTTCGGCTCTCTCGATAAATGGCCTCCAAACTAGAAAGTCTAACCCAGTTCTCATGACCACAAGCTAACCGTAGATGCCATTTACGCTGAGTGCCAGGGAACGGGGCCAACGGTGTGGCTCCACAGACCAAGGCACGCTCGACGGCCTTTTCTGATGAGACGCGAAGAGGCTGCAAGGACATATTTTATTATATCCTTGCAGCCTCCTATTGTCAAGTCAGCGATTAAGCCGTTAGACCAGACATCAGACCGTTGTACGTGAACCACTTACCAGTATCCGACTGGAAAGCAAAAGGCACGTCCAACTTCTGATTAACCCTTATCGAAATGTCCGGTGGGTCGAAGTGGGCGTCGGGGCAGTAAAGCGTCTTAAGCGTAGTACCAAGTCCAGGTGCAGGACCAGGGCTGTTGATGGTAAGAGCCATAGCTATAGGCTGAGACGTTAGAGCACCGATAACCTGAGTAAGAGGTACAGAAAGATCGGCCGTCTGCGCCAAAATATTCGCAAGGTTGGTTACAGAGTTAGGACGAACTGTCAAGGTACCAGTCAAACCGGGAACAACATAGTCGATAGAGGCAGCTAGGGGGTTTCCGAATTCCCAGTTCTGTTCCATACCCGTAGCTACCCACGTAGCATCGAAACTCTGCACACCGGGGACCTGAGCCCAAGCAGTGGTAGCATTGGCAGCAGCGAAGTAGACGCGGATTTCATAGGGACGAACAGCTGCAGGCTTGATGAGGATACCATCATTGTCGTTAGCAGCCTGGAGAATGCTTTCAGACCCAGTACTATTACTGCACTGGAAACGCATAACAGCGTTGGTCTGCATAACAGCACCACTGGGGAAGGTGGCAGTACCACCAGCGACAACCACACCAGCGTTGAAAGACCAACCGACATCAGTGTCGCTGTAGTCAAAATCTGGACCGAAGAACAAACGTCCATAAGAACCGTCGGGATTATAGAAGTTGACGTTCAGAGTGTACTGATAAGCAGAAGTACCGTAAATGGGGTTCTCATACTCATCAGCATCTACACCGCCAGCGTAGGTGAATGGGCCAGTAGCCGACCCGTTCCAAACCTGCACTGATTCCAAAGGAGGATGTGGAGTATAGAAAATGGAGTCACCACGGAAGGTAGCCGTCATAGAGGCGTTCTGCCTGTTGGCGAACCGGTATTGCATCTGCGAAAGAGCTAGGTTCGGAATAACAACACCATTAACAATCGTAGCATTAACCTGACCCGAACGGAAAGGAGCCAAAATGGTTAAAGGCTGTTGAGCGTTGAAGTCAATAACCTGACCGTTGGTGAAGGGATTAGCTGTAACGCCACCCGAAGTAAGAAGACCTGTGCTGGGGTTTACACCGCAGATCAAAGCCTCCAACTTAGCAGTCATGTCGAAAGTTTCAACGTCAAAAGAAAGGTCGGGCGTATCACGAACAACACCCACCGTATATTCGTTACCAAGTTCTGCTACAACTTCCTTGGGAACGTTGGGACGAATATCAGCCGACTGTAGCCGGTCAATGAGGAACTCGCCAGCATTAGCAGCGTTGTTCTGTGCCGTCCAAACTACTTGCCCCGCTCTGATTGGCGTCGGAGGACCCCCTTATGAATTGGTCCTGTGCTTTTTACGGCTCAAAACCTTGCTAATATGACCTGGATGTACTTGAAACTTGGATGCAATATCTGCTCACTGCTATTAGATTCGACCATCTAAACCGTAGAACTTACTCAATCCCGCCAAGAAGCTCTGGGTTTCGGGGAGATACGAATAATACGCGTAGTACCTCCCGAAACTCCCGAAGAAATTCTACCAAAAATGTCCTTCTCATAACCTGCCAACATACCAGGAAGGGCCTTCACCATCGTCCTAATGCCAGCAGAGAAGAAGTCATGGGTCCTGATACCCTTAGTTGGGTGATCTCTCATCCCTGGTTGAAACCCTTTGGATTCGCGAGATATGTCAATCGGTGCCGTCTGGCTATGAGTAGGTGGATTCGTTTCAGGATAGAAAATTCCACCTCTACCAGAGGCGCTGTTAAGACGAGAACTAGACCCAGGAACGGACCCTTCTTCGTACCACCACCCGTAGGGCATCGTAAAGGCAGGAGAAGGAGTTCCTACAATTCCCATGACGGCGTTCACTAAACCCTCAAAGGGGATCACATACTGGATGTTGATCCCAGTACCAGCCGCACCAGCACCAAAAGCAATCCTGTGCCAGTGTCGCGCTGCCTCTGACAGAACAGCAACATTACCCCACAGAAGGGAACTCCCATTTACAGTGAAGAAGTCCTCCCGTCCTAAAGCTTCTCTCAGGATACCACCAGCTAATCTGCCTTCTCCAACGCGGTACTCAGGCCCAGCATTGCGGGTAACAAGCTGATCATAAGACTTCAACATAGACTGTTGGCCCGCCTCAGCCACAGTTCTAAGCATATTTTCTCGGTACTGAGCATCATCTGCGTTGTCAGTTTGTTGGGCTAATCTTTGTGCCCATTCTGCAATAGCCTGACCAGCACCCATCAGGATCCCGTTTATGGAATCATGAATAATAGAGCGAATAGCTTCTGCCTGATAAGCTCCTATCTGGCGTTCAACTGGGACGCGTGAACGTGTCAGTGGCATTACTTTTCCTCGAAGTAATCAATCACGTCCAGAAAAAGGCTTGATAGCTCGTTAATTTCATCAAGAATCGAGCTACGTAGAGCTACTTGTACTTCCTCAGGAAGGTACTTATCTGCATTTTTCTCTTTAAAAGACAAGAGGATAGCTATGGCGCGACGAGTCCTACGTTCCACCAAGTCTCTGACATCCTCCGCGGAGAGCATTGCATTTATCATGGTGTGAACGCCCAGGTACTGGTGTCGAGATCTGAATCGTAATAATCAAGAGCTTCCCATCTAACCTCACACATATAGCGCTGCCACTTCTGGCTGTACGTAGGAGGACGGAGCATGGTAGCATGCTCGATTTCGAGGTAGCCTACTCTATAGGGTGTCGCTGCCGACCAGTTGTAAATATTAACGATAGGCCCACCAACACGCTGAATGGTGCTCATCTTACCACGTAAGATATCACGAATGTCGCCAGCAAGCCACATAGAAATATCCGTACTCTCGGCCAAGATCAGACAATAGAAGGGCCAGCGGTTCTCACGAAAATCCGAGCCCAACTCCCAAGTCTGATCAGAATATGTCTCAGGGGCAAAGGCTATCGTGTTGGGAACTAATTCCTCATTCCAATTAACGTCCTGCTCTTTTAGGAGAGATACATCATGGTGGACACGAGTACCAGGAGGAGTATCATAAATGGTAGAGTCATACCACCCCAACGCAGCCAGAGAATCATTAATGCAGTTCCACAAAGAGTAGTAGATGAACAGATCTCGTTGGCCCCCAGAGAACCCTATAGGTCCCAGAGGAGTGTCTGTAGGCGAGCCTATCCAAGAACCATTGGTGTAACTCATCGCTGATCCTCAGCTGTGGCGTAAAAGAAATAAACATCCACACTGAAAAGTCCAACTTGGGTATGACGATCAAAAATATAAACATCCCCACCCAATAGAACCCTGTCAGGCAGCACCCCACCCCCGTGAGCAATCAGAAGCTTATAGTCGGTATCTAAAAGAGTAAGACGAACCTGAGCAGCGTTTTCTACACCGGCTACCGTTCCCTCTTCAGTAGAACCCATATAGTCAACAGCACAGTTCACTGCCAGATCGCTGATAGACAACGGAGCCGGGGCTGCCGAGGCAGCAGTGAGGTTCCAAGGTGTACCAGCAGGCGTCGTAGGCCCCGAAGCCACATAGTTACCTGGAAGGGTCCAGCGGAAAGTAGGCTGGTTGGCTGTAGCCGTAGGTAAGCCCATCCCCATGGCCAACTCTATTCCAGCCCGAAAATCCGTAGCGCTAAAAGCGCCTGTTGGGTCTTCCCCCGCCATTAGACGTAAGGCCTTCCACCGGAATCAAACCCGCTGCCACGAACCCAGGAAGCATCTCCCAATCCCTGATTACGACTCACTTCCATCACAGCGTCGAAAACTTGAACCGTGGTAGATCCAAGATCGCTCAAACGAGTGAGGGCAATGTCGATTTCGGCAGTCAACACCTTGAGCAAAGCCTGCAGAACGGTTGCCGATTGCTGAGTCTCGTACTTGACAGGACCAGCCTGGTAGGAAGCAACCGTCTTAAGGTTGATCAGCTGGGTCTGTACGGACTTGTAAGCCGCGTAAAGGATGATTGCCTGGACTATCTGCCTACCAAGGTTTGGAAGCCCCGTAGAGGCATCCTTGGTGCCATCCAAGTACCAAGCATTGGGAAGGTACTGCATGGTGTTGGCAGGGCCGTTAGGATTGGGCGAAATTATCCCATCGGTGGAACAATTCCACGCCGCCAGGAAATCCATACCGTTCAGACGCCACGACCAGAAGGCGTCTACGAGACGCCCGACAATTTCTGTCTCTGTCATGTTAACAAACGGGCCAGACGTACCCTGAAGAGCTTGACCCGGTGGAGATATAGCGTTGAGGTAACTTTGTTGAAAATCAGAAAGATCGACAGACACCCTACTCCCTCTCCGCGCCGGTTCTCCTATCTAGGAGATCGGCATTTGAGAGGGAGCTACTGACCTATGGCGCTACTCTTCCGTTCTTAACAAACGCCTCATGCGTTATCGGGAATTGTCCTTTGAAGAACTCTTCCATTGTCTCGGCAGCTTGGGCGATTTCCCACATCGGGTGGGAAGGGTATGCAGCGTCGTCATGTTCGGTACGAAGGGAGAGAAAGTGCATGATCGAACGTGCGTTGGCTGTCGCGTACATAGCGGTGAAAGTATTGACAGGGAGGACCATCCGTGCAACTTCATTACCTATCCCGTTCTCTAGCATTGTGGTATATCTATCATAAGCATCGTAAGCGTTCGCCTCTAGGGACGTCTTCACTAATTGATATTGCTCTGCTGTCCCAGGTTCGAACTTCGGCCTAGCACTGGTGCCTGCATTAATAAGAGGGCGGTGCTTGGGGGGGATATAGAACAACGGTGGTAACACCGAATATCTGCCACTCACCTCGTTATAGCTCCACGCCACCCTGTGCCTGTGCCACTCACGGAAAACAAAGATGGGAGCCTTAACCAAGAAAGTGAAGGCGTTGTGTTCAAAAGGCGTATTGCCACACCACATAGGCTTACCGCGGCGGCGGACGTACAAGGTGCCATTCGGGACGCTCACACAATGCACCATGCCATCATAAGGCACTACTGTCACCTGCTTAGCCCGATCCCCGGGTGTCCATCCTATCCTAGGCTCAGAATTACGATCACGATACACAGTCACTCTATAAAGCGGACGCTCACCGAACGCACCTTTACGCCTCACGTCAGGAGCAGTCTCGCTCGCTACCAAACCCACTTTAAGCGCCAATTCCTGCACACCATCTACTACGTGGCGGCTCACTGTTGAGCACGTTACTTTACCACTAGCGCTCACCGAACCATCACCTTGTAAGAAACCAGCCAGCAATGCCTCAAGAGTTTCAAGGTCACCATGGAGCAACAACTCCCTGGGAAAACATCTATCCCGCTCTGTGGTATACGTAGCTTGCGCCCACTCACGCAGTTTACAGGACACGTCAACCAGGAGAAAGCGCTCAGGTCCACCTGATACCACGTTGCCTATCTTCCCACCGTACTCTTTGAGCCAAGCAATCTTCCGTGGTCGTCGCAAATGAAACAAAAGATCAGCCGTACCATCCGCCACTAAGAACCCAATAATAGCCGCTTCATCGGGAGCATGGATACTACCACCCTGCCATACACCGCCAGCAAGACGCAAACGGTGGGAGCGATCAAGCAGTTGTCGTGCTGGGTACAGCCCAAAGGGCGTTTCTTCATGACGCCGTGGCGCCGCCACCATGCGATGATCAAGAGTCACAAGCGCGTCCACAGCACTTGTCTTAACACTCAACATCGGCCCAACCCACGACTTGTGTACAACACGCTCAGCAGCCTGGTACTCCACCTCATCGGTAATTAGATTGAGTGTGACGAATGTCTCAGACCCGTCCACCTCTGGCCAATGTTTCCAGCCGTCGCTTGTCAGAACGTCCGTCTCGTCGTCATAGCATCCATGCCGATGCTTCATGAGATAGTTGATGAGTCCACCAATCTTTTCGGTGTTGATCTCATCCTCAGCACGCTCGCCTTTGGTAGACACCCAGGCTGCCCGAGCTATAGAGACGTCATCTGCCATAGAATCGATCATCTTGACGGTTATATCTGAAGTAAATTGGACTTCCACGACTCTCCTTTAGAAAAGAAAAAGCCAGTGGAGGTTGAAGCGCTACCTCTCCACTGGCCTCGTTCTCGGACGTGCCCTTTAGCCCAATCTTATCGGTGAGCGTCAACCTTCGGATTGCTAGCCGTACACTGGTCCTATCGGGTTCTCCACGCTCTGGGTACCCCGTCTATTAATCAGTATACACGTTCCAAGGTGGTTGTCAAGTCAGCACATCCTATCGCTCAGGCAGAGAGGCCTTGGCTTCCTTTGCTATGTCAGAACCCACCCGGACCTTGGATACGCCAGGCGACAGAGAATCCAACCTGTCCTCAAGAACCTTCATCTGGCTAGCCTTGGCGTCCACTTCCACGGCTATTTCCCTCAGGCGGTTCAGAGTAATGGGGTTCGTTATACCCTCTACCTTACCAACGAACGTCTTGATCTGGCTGTTGAAGAGAGCCTTCATGGCTGTTTCCGACATGGCGTTCGGAGTGGCTTGTAGTTCGGCTGTGTCTGGCTCGTCATCAATCAAAACAAGCGGCACAAGACGACCGTTCCTAAAAGGGTTAACGTCCGTGCTTACACAAGCTTCCTCATAAAGATGCCTTTCCAATGGGGTGATTGTCATCGTCTTCTTGAGCCCCTGAATCCTTTGAGTGGTCGGCTTACCCAACTCGTTGACACGAGTGATATAAGTCTCACCGGGAACGTTGTGCTGCCACGTTTCGACTCTTAAAGTCTCCAGAGCAGCGGGGGTAAAGTTTCTAGTTTGAGTTCTGATCTGTGCCATTACCTATCTCCCTTAAGTGAAATATATCCTTCAGTATATGAAAGATCGACGGAAGATAACAAAAAACGCAATTACCCGACGCAAACGCCGGTTTGAGTCTGATCCCTTAACAAAAAAGAAGGGGCCTTTCGGCCCCCTCTCTCCCATCCCGAAGGATTGATTATTCAGCGATGACCGTGTAAGGCACGATGCTGGAGTCGACGATACGACGCACACGATCAGGACGATGGACAACAAAGCCCGCATCTCTACGAGCTAGGTAGTGCCATTCCCAAGCGGCGTTCTCAATCCATTCCTTCGAAAGCATGCCCCCGAAGAAAGCGAACTTAGAAGCGTCACGACCGATAACCCAAAGCTCGTTGGCTGGGAAGTAAGGCGTCCCAGTATCATCGAGATAGTTCTTGAGGGTGATAATCTTAGCACCACGGTAGGTACCAAGAACACCACGCCGCATCAAGTCTTCGTTCAACTCGGGGAAGAACCCAGCACCAGTCTGGGAACCGACACCCAACAAAGCGTTGACGATCTGATCGGTCATCGTACTACGACCGACAATGGCGACTTCCCAGTCACGAGAAACGTCACGTACAGCAGTCAAGGCGTTGTTGATTGAACTAGTACCTGAGGTGGACAGATCGTTCACCGATACATAGTAGGGTGAAGCAGAAGTAACCTGAGCCTGAAGACCCGTGAAGAACCAGCTGTTGACCGTAGCGTCCAAACGCTGCACACCCAATTCCACAAGTGTGGCCTGAGTTTCTGCAAAGTTCGTCCTAAGCTTGTCTTCTTCTTCGTAAACGTGGAAGCCCACGGTTTCACGAGGAATTTCGAAGACCTCAGCGTGGACCGAGCTAGACTCGATATATCCACCACGAGCAACGAAGAAGGCACGGAGGCCCCTGACTTCCTTAACGAAGACACGCTCGTCGAAGTCAGCATTTTCGACCTGAGTCATATAACCAAGTAGGTTCTCATGCTCAAAGCCAAGATAAATTGTTTCGGTTAGCTCTTGAGCCATCTCCCGACGCCAAGCTGGGTCGTCCCAGTTGTCACGGGCAATCTCGTTAAGCGCACGCTTGCGGGTTTCCCACTCACGCCGCTCTTCGAGAGAGCGTCCCATCCCATCAACGAGTGTCCTTGAAGGCATGTCTTATCTCCCCCCTTAGAAGAGAAGCCGAGCTTCAACCTCGGCCCTTGTGGTATCGACGCGGGTAACTTCTGCCCAAGCGCCTGTAGCGGAACTAGTAGCTTCCCAATAACCATCAACGTCATCGCCCGAATAAGGGAAGAGGTACTGACCGACTGTCACGGTCGGGGTAGCACCCATACCAGCAATCATTGTACGTCCCGTATAACTACGCTGACCCAGGAATGAGAAAGTCGAAGTATTACGAAGAAGGATCTTGGTAGATAGGTCGCCAGCAATTACTATGCAGTAAGTGTTAAGCGGAACTGTACCAAGGTCCGAATAGGTCGTCATGTATGGATCAGTCAAAGCGAAAGCCGCAGGACCATACTCATAGCAGAGGAGCCCAGCACCGGGATCCGCAGCCCACTGTGCTCCTGATGTAGCGAGCTTTACGTACTGAGCGCCCTGAGCATCCACACCAGCAGTCAAGTCAGCAATGACCGGAGCGCCAATAGGAAGCAGACCAACTGCACCAGTAGGAGACCCACCAGTACCACTACCTCCACCCGCTCCAGAGCCTGTCAATAACGTGGCAGGGCTAATGAACCTACCACCTCTAGCACTTGGCCTTGGAGGGATTCTAAATTCGAAGTTACGTCCGTAAGATGCCATCTACCCTCCTTAAGAAATAGAACGGGGATCGAAGCCGAATTGCGAGCCCGTCATTACTTCACGGTAGGCAGCACGACTCTTGGATATTGTTGAACTGGGACGAGTCTTGCCCGTCTCCCTTGCCGCCGTTAGAGCGGTCGTTGCGGGGATTGTGTCCCCCGCCTTTGCGGGAACAAGAGCGGCCCATTCGGACTTCTTCTCTTCCCAAGTCTCATCGGACAAGCCAGCCCAATAGGATGCCTTCTCTTCGGCATACCCTTCAGGGAAGATACTAAGAGCCTTAGCTTCTTCAAGGCGATCCTTCTCCTTGAGAGCCTTGTTCTTAGCTTCGTCTTCCTCTTCTTTCTTGGCTGCGGCTGCAGCCTCGAAATCGGCTAGCGCCTCTTCAGCTGCCTTCTGTGCAAGCACGGCAGTGTCGAGTGCGGATTGAAGCTCGTCTACTTGGCCTTCGTACTCAGCCTTGACCGCCGATACGGCTTCTTCAGTAGCAGTCTGTTGCGTAAGAGCGTTGAGCCTAGCAATCTCCTCTAAAAGGGGAGCTTGACCCTCATCTACGAGAGCCCTCGCTTCTTCTGCGGTGTAAGTCTTTTCCCCCGCCACATTCCCTCCATTCGGGGTTACTTTGCTCATTGATAATTGTTTCGTCATTGTTCTATAGACTACTTAGAAGCACTTTTACCAAGTGCAGCAATTCTGGACATAAAAGCGGGTCCAGCCTTCAAGACACGAGCCTGCTTGTAAAGATGTGCCTTTAGAGAAGCTCTTTTAGCTTCGGGTTCACGACCATATGCGTGGATTGCATTATCAAGATCCTTGAGAGACTTGATAGGATAACCACCCCCCGACATAGCCTTGCCTTCTTTGGCCAACGCCTGACGCTCTTCGGGTGAAAAACTACGGGCGATTTCCTCTGCTGCTTGCATGGCCATAGAAAGCTGCCAGTCAGCAGGGACTAGATGAGCCAACCCAAGATGTTCTGCCCTCTTGGCAATATGGTTCTTAATGTCTTGGAAACGACCGGCCCTTGGAGGTAGAACGGATTCAGCACCTTGGACTTTAGCAATAGCCGCCACCACGTCGCCAGGTTGGGCAATACTAAAAGTGCCATCAGACATCTGCGGAGAGTCCCAAGGAGCTACCGTAGTAGGATCAGAATCACTAGCCATACTCGACCTAGGAGTTTTATTCCCATGAGCCAATCCCTTAGGATCACCTGGGTCATAAGAAAGCTTGCCAGCTATACCAGAACCCGCAGCATAAGCAGCCGACTTGGGATCAGGAGCACCAGGAACAGCGGAAGATTTAGGAAGCGCCTTACCTTTAGACCAAGCTTTAGTAGTGTCACCACTATAATCAGGCTTACCCTTGGCTCCATTACCGTCCGTCTTTACACTAGACCAGGCACCAGAAGTGTCCACACCATAATTGATGGCAGCCTTGGCCGTAGCCGCAGCAGCCCAGTCAATAGGAAGAACAGACTCTCCAGCGGCAGGCGGATGGTTGTCAGGGATTTCTTGGACGTGTGGGGCATCCGGCAAGTGCAGAGCTGGCTTAGCCTCAAACCCGCCGTCGTCTGGGATAACAGGATCACCGGAGTCAGGCGTCACAGGACCACCCTCAGCGGGGTGGTTATTGGGAACGTCTTCTGAAGACTTACCCGGAGACCGGAGAGGAGGCCGAGTTTGGAACCCACCGTCAGCGGGAATTTCTGTTTGTAGCGCCATTTCTCCTCCTGCAAGCATTTGATAAACCATTTCCTCTACGATTTTGTAGTCGACACCAGGCGACTCGGCAGCCATTTCTTTACAAAGACGATCCGATTCATCTGTGTCGCGATCTAAAACTCTGCTGATCTCTTTCACATCGGCATTTACCCAGCCAGGTCGGACTGGAGGCACGATCAAAGCCCCACCAGTAAAGCGAGGCTTGTGGAGCATCTTCTTCGACCGAGGCTTCTGCAAGTGAGCACAATATGTAGAGGACCCAGGACCCGCATAGCGGTACGTCTGGTTACAAGTCTCGTCCATACAGGTAATCTTCTCGGGCATTGCCTCCATGGAATACCAAAGAGTCCCGTCGCGGTGCGCCATGGCAATAGAGGGCCAAAGTTCGCCCTCATCATAAACTGACCAGAAGACTGACAAGGCTTCGACAATGGGAGGTTCGGGCTCTGCGGCATTCTCGCCAGTAGGCCAAACGAATTCGGCTGCCGCAAACGTCCCAATTCGCCTGTTGGGAATGTGAAGATAATTCAGAGGACGATGAGGAATGTCCTTGATTGCTTCTTTAGTATCAACTAACCCGAATAAATGACCGTTGGAATTATAACGTAACGCCTGCTCAGTGGACGTTTGTACATAGTTACCCAGTATAAACTTGATGTCTGGAGCGCGACGAACAAAGGGTTCAGCCCATGCTAGCTCGCGACTATCCTCAACGACCCAAGCACGGGAAGCAACGACAATCCCAGTCTTACCCTCGATTATAATGGCCATCAATCATTTGATCGGCCATTTCATCCAGCTAACTTGGATAAGAATAAGCTCTCGTGCCCTGGCGTGGCTTAGGAGGTTGACCACTCCCATTGGAGATCCCCTTCCTAGAACCACCCACCTTTTTGCTATAGCTATAGTTCCCTACCCGCTTAGGAATGGGAGGTTTTCCTAACAACAAACGCGCATCATTAAGAGCAAGCCTCATCACTTGAGTAACACGAGCTTCAGTACGGTGCCACATGGTAGCTATCTCCCAGTACTGATAACCCTCCAAGGCAAGAGTAAGACACTCAGCTTCTTTAGTAGGCAGTTGAGAAATAACCTCTTTCAAGAGAGTTTCTTGAGTGTCAGCTATCTCATCAAAAGGAGTAGCAAAAGAAGCCTCAGGATGACCAACATACCAAATCTCAGATGGGTTCTTGGCCTGATGTTTTCTTAGAGACCCGGCCACAAAATCGTCTAGATAACAGACCGAAGGCTTGTAATCATCAGCCGCCCTACAAGAACTCAGCCGCCGCCACGCATCACGCGCCCCGCCTTGAACGCGAATAAAGGCCCAGCCCTGGAATGTCCCACGCCCATCCCAAGACTGGGCCGCTTGCCAGAGACCCTCTAACGCCCCACCAACAACGTCGTCAAACCACAGGCTGGCCTCTGGGAACCTTGTTAATTTCTTAGCTTCGTTGAAACCTATTTTCCGTGCCCAAGCTGCGTTTTCTTGGACTAACTGCTCAGGCTGGGACAAGTTCTGGCTCGGGGATCTTCTCCGGTTCGCGAACAGGAAGGGGAATAGGGGGCCAATCCGGCAGATGATCAGGGATACTCTCTGGAATAGGAATGTCTATAATACGCTTAGCTGGACCTATTTTCATTTTCCTTCTTTTCTAAGAGTTCTTGCATGAACACCTTGGCTTCCTTACGAGTATGGCAGTCACGGGACATTGATAAGTGACAAAAAGAACCACCCGAATGCGCTCCGCCTCTTCCTCGGTTTGGGCAAACCGATCACCCATTGGAGGCGACTCCTGTTCGGTGCCCGAGGAATAAGCGGAACCCTCTCTTGTCAGGAATCTCCTTCCGGGGTCTAAACGTGGTCTGGCCCTGCACGTTGCCTAAACGATCTGTCCATATGACTCCAACACGCTCTGCAAGCGCCATTCTCGAAGCTGTAAAGAGCCTAAAGTCCGGCCCTGACTTGAATGTACTTGCCATCTTCGAAAGCTGAACCTCGGAGCGCACTACTGTTGTCGGATGGACGAGGGCTGTCGCGTGTTACTCGGTCGTGGAGTTTTCGGTCATCAGTAGTAACGGGTAGCCTCTAGGGGCGACCCATATACCGTCTGCTTAGTGCAAACGGCGTTGAACGGGCACTCATGGCAAGCCCAGTTCTCTTCGGAGCAGACTCGTCGGTTGAGCCAATAAAGGTTGTCGAGCACTGTTGTAGGGGTACCCGAATAGCGCGCCACCTCGGTGAGGGCGAGCATCACTGCCCGCCTGAGGACGAGAGACTCGTCAGGAGTTAGTGGCTTCCGCTCGACTAGCTTGAGGGCCAACTCCGGCGGAGGGAGAACAAGCCCCTGACGAAGCGCTTGTTTTACCAAGTGGTAGTCAATGCCCGGTAGTGGGTCGCGATCAAACGCGGCCAGGCCCGATCCGCTAAGCATGATGGCATTCACCATTGTGAGCTTCTGGACTGGGTCGTCAAAGGCTCTGAACTCGGAACTCAGACTGGCGAAGCGCTCCAGTGAGCCGGCAGCGGCGTCAACGACGTTCTTGAACTGGCCGTCCCAGTGCTCGATCAAGCGCTTTCCCAGGTCGCGGAGGTTCGCCACGCGATCGGCCAGAGCGGGCACAAGCGGGAGATTACCCTCATCGTCGATGAATGCTCGCCTCATCTGGTCGTAGCGAAGTTGAGCGAGCCACTCGGCGTTGAGGGATAGATCCCCACTCTGTGTTGCCATTAGCAGGCGTCGCCACATGAACATTGAGCCGCGTTCCCTTTGACCGCCAACGACTCCTTGGGAGGGAACCAAGCGCCCACCCACAAGGGACCAGAAGCGAAAGTTGATAGCATTGCCGACGGCAAGGTACTGGCACCGGTTGTCGGGAGAAGCGTCGACATTCCAGTACAGAGGGTCATCCCATGCGGCGGGAGCCGGCGTGCCCGCCCTGAACCGCTCCTCTAGGAGCGAAGCTACCCCCCTGACCTGGTGCTCGTTCACGAGGGCGACGGCTCCGTCCATCCTGCCTAGCGTGACTAACGAGGAGACCATCGCACCAGCATAGGCACTAGGTGTGACGGCTTCCTGCTTGGTTTCGAAGTTGCAAGAAGAGCCGTCCGGTGATACCAGCTTCCAGCAACCACTACGGTAAACAACTTCATAGTCTCCGGGAGATATCATCAGGAATGCTCGTCTTCCCAAGATTCCATCACAACCCAGCAACACCAGGGTTCAAGCTGGTCGTTTTTCTCTACCCACATCTCACAACCTGGAACACCTAGATCTTTAACATAATAACGTATCATAGACTTGGCACCTTCCACCCATGAGCCTTGGCTATGTCTTTGCACGTAGGGCAAAGCGGATACCTTTTAGGGTCATCGTTTGGGACCCACTGTTTGCCACATAGAGCCTTAACAGGAGTTCCGAAGACGATGCCTTCAGCAACGGCTGGCCCTGCTGGCGTCCACCCCTCTTTATTTTCATCGTCCTTCCAAAAACCTTCGAGGACAATATGGGTGAACTTGTCCCAGCTTTGATCGTCTAATTGAGGAGTTGTAACGGTCTCTGTAGATTCCAGAACCAGAGTGTCAGTCATGTTGCTTAGTCTAGCACGTCCAAACCCTATGTCAAGTCAGCTTCTCACGATCGAGCTTCCTCCCCAAGTAGAAGCCCACAATACTACCAGCAGCAGAACCCAACAATAACGCTGCTAACATGGCCAGAGTTTGGACCGACAGCCCGTTGCGAACCCACGAAACACCCGCAGAGACAACACAAAACGGTAGGGTCAAGTCACCCAAACCGTCCATGATACCACCCCTGAGCGCTCCCCGCCAGTTCTTGGCCCGTGCCAACAGGACCACAGAGGCGGTGTAGAACACATCCTGTAACGCCATGGAGGCGAACACAAGCACTACTAGACCGTAGTTCATGGTTATTTATCGGACGGATGGAACTCCATTTCGGATTTAACTTGATGTAAGATTTTACGAGCCCGGTCAGAACGAGGAAAAGCAAAACGAAACTTAGGAGGATCGGCAATGTACATTAACCCTTCTTTATCCACCAGAGCCTTTTCAGTAAGACCTTGAGTCTTAGCCCGAGTCCAAACGGTACGCTTGTGAATGTGATTCCCCATTTTGTCGTCGTAGTGGTAACTGCCCACAGCCTCCTCACCTAAAAAAACAAAGTTGGCTGCCCGATAGAGACCTCCGGTATGGCCAGCAGCTGGATCGGCAAAAGAAATAATCATTTCATACGATGACGGCAATGACTCAATTGAACGAGACAAAAACCAAGTACCCGTATTTTTAGGTAAAAAATCCACCAAAACAAACCTTCGCAACTCTAAAGTTGGTCCCGGTTCCACACTCCCCCAACCAAACCGTCCAGCGCCAGGGTAAGATGAGCGCCCGAAGACAGCAACCCCCACCAGCATTTCCTCGTGCCAAAGCCCACTATAGAACAAGGCCGAAGGACAAGTATGTGTATAGTGATTCAAAACAACAAAATCACGTGCTTCTTTAATATTAACTTGACCGCACCGCAGATTACTTAAAAGAATAGGAGAAGAAATAGAAGGAAATAAAAGCTTTAATTCACACAATACTTCTTCAAGTGTAACTTCCAAGGAGGAAACAGTTTCAGTCCAGCCCTGTTCCCCTTTTAACTCAGGCACGTGCAGATGTCCTGCATCTCGCCATTGAGCTATAATTTTTGATTCGACATCGCTGACTAATTGTCCGTCCAGCGGTCCTATCACACGGTGAACGATCGTTTCTCTTTCATTGGCAAAGAATTTCAACCGCTGTTGAATATTTTGAGATTTTCCAATTTTAAAAGCATGAAACCCAGGAAACTCAATAAGATAGAGGTACCCAGGACGATGGACATCAAATCCGCTGGTAGCACAAGAGGGACAACCCCCTCTTCCGCGTGATTGTGCTGTTTGCAAATCATTAAATGATGTTTTATGAACAGTATCACAAACAAGATGCAAATAGGGCAAAATATCATGAGTCAACCCTGGTTCAAGTCTCTTCCACTTCCAAATAGTCAACCAATCCTCAATCTCAGAATCGGATAAGGATCGTTTCTTTGAGGTACACGAAGTACATCCTTGAGACTCTAGTCTCTCAACATTTGTTAAACTCACTAACTGTTGATGTCCACATCTATGTTTACCCTGAATAGCTTGTTCTTTGACTCGCGGGATCTCTAGACATTCCCACCCCATAAGTTTAAATCTTCTTTTTAATTCAACATCAACTAGTTGGGAGCCGTGTGGTGAGCAAAACTTACAACCACTAAACCCCCGATCTTCAGTAATATGATAGAGATACTTAAGTTGTTCTGTCCCGCAGTTTAGATGACGAGCTAAAAAAGGCTCATCCATTCGAGTGATAGAACCAGTACGCACCCACCCAGTACCCACGAGGCGACTATCAACCACCTCTTCACTGAGATGACGTCCTTTCGTAGCACAAGCCTTACACCCTTGAGAATCCCCTTTCCGAGGTGCTTCTAAAAGGCCCAAGCGAACAGAAGCTTCAGTACCACAAACCAAGTGAACAGCCAAAAAAGGTTGATTGGTATTCCCGACCAAAGGACCAGTACGCCGCCACCCAGCGGCAGCCACGCGCTTATCTAAATCAAGAGACAAGGCCATTCACTAATCATACCACGTCTTCAACGAAGAATCAAGTCAACTACTGACCATCATTGGGTTCACTATGCTTCTCAAGCTTCGGACGGCTTCTTATCCCCTTAACAGCAGCACTACCGGGAGGCGTAGAGGTTCCCTTGTGCTCGTCCTTGGACACTCCTCTAGCAGGAGGTTGACCAGCTCCACGAGCCTTTCCACCATTGCCAGCTGCTCCATGGTTGCCTCCAGCAGCCCTACCTGCCCTCTTAGGACTATTCGCCGCTCCTGGTGCTGGCCCACCGGGTTTAGGTGCCGTTGAATTGGCTGGAGTTGGAGCCCCTGGCGCACCAGGAGGCGGCGGTGGTGGCATGAAGTACTTGTCGTACTTCTGCATTTCCATCTTGCGAAGCCGTGCCTCGTCAGCCTCGTCGTAGTCCACCTCGGAGAGAATGGACTTACGGGAAAGGTCATCACGGTCGCGAAGATCAAGTAGATAAGTTGCGAGGCTAGGATCGAAATCAAGCGCAATACGCTTGGGGTGGAACGCCATGGAAGGAAGACAAGTCAAAGAATTGTTCAACTCAAAGATAGGCATAAAGATGTTATTCATCACGTCATCCTTCTGCATATCCCTACGGGACTCAAGACCTCTGGCCACCACACGGGCCAACTTAAGACTGTCGTCTCTCCCTGCGTGGGTCGTGGTGAACATCCCATACAAGGTCCCTTGAATGCCAAGATTCAAGACCCCATAGCGCCCCTCGTCAATGATGTGTTCCGTCTTGGGAGTGATAATCTCCACCTTGAGGCGGTGGTCACCTACCAAGACGGGAGAGGCCCCCATGGTTGAGGCCTGGGCCTGCAAGTAGTTGATTTCGTACTGCGAAGCAGGGTGATGATCGGTACCCTTGGTAATAAGAACTATGAACTGGGCAATCCCGATTAGAGCAGAACGATCAGCCGCCTTAAGCTGCCTCTTTAGGTCCAGTAGCTCGAAAACCCTTCTCATGGGAACAGGAGCAAACCTGGCATAGTCAGGACGCGTTAGAGTGGTACGCCAAACGTATTTCGGGTTCAACACATACAAACGGTTCGGGTCTACACTATACCCACCGCCGCCGATGTTCACCAATTCTTTGCGGTCACGATAGTCGGGCTCGTACTTAGCCACGATAAGGCGCTGAATGATAGGATCTGCACCTGAGGCATCGTCACCCAAAAGCCAAGAATCTATAACGTCTTTTTCGGTGGGATCAGCAACATAGGTAAGGGTCTCCTTGCCGAAGAGGAAGTTCCCTACAGGGATAACCTTGAACGGGTCAAGAACTGTCAAGCCCAGAGGAACGGTAAGGTTATTGAAAGCCTTCTTCTTCTTGACCCCGGTTTCAGTGGACTTACCTTGGACTTTGTACGACTTTGTTCCATACCAAGCAGCAACATAAGCCTGACCCGTTAAAGCTAACTCCCGCCAGACCTTCCGCATGTGAGTAGATAGATGGATATCATAAGCTATCTGGCCCCAGATGTTCTCTTCGTCCTCGTCGTCGCACTCTATCTTGATCTGGCCAAAGGCAAGAGCCTCGGAAGAAGCCAAGTAAGCTCCCACCATATCATCATCAGCAGCGTTGTAAGCAGCAGCTAGTTGTTCAAAGAAAGAGTCGTCAACAACGAACAAATCACGATCAAACAAAGTCCCTTCACGCCGCTGCCCCTGGCGCCCACCCTGCACGCTGTGCGTCCATGTAACCATGGCAGCCATGAGAGGCTTGACCGAGTCGTCCATGAACTGGCCCCGCATAACATCTCCAGTGGGGATGCCAGAAGTGTTGATAATGGCAGCTGCAGTCTCACCGTCAGGGGATTGCCAGATCTCCATACCCGAAGGATCTACTTCCACCTGAGCCGAAAGAACGCCTTTAGGCTGCTTGGGAGCAGACCGCGGTGTACGCTTGCGCGTAGGGACAGCGCGTCCCATAGCCGTCTGGGAAGGGATCTGATCAGTCATTAGTACGCCTCCCCTCTAAGCTGCTCTGCTTCAATCTTCATAAGAGTTACTCGTCTACTTGCTACATCAAACTGCCAATGCAACTCATCACGGGTTGGGATTAGAGCCTCGATACGGAACTTCGTAGCCCGCTGACCAGAGGAAATGACCGTTTGAACGATAAGTTCATGTACACGAGCAGAAATCGAAGAAAGCCATCCCATGGCCTCATCTGCAGGTAATTGGTTGAGATTTTTAAGCTCAGTACAATACCCAACTACCTCCTTCTTGACTCCCTCAAGCCAAATATCAGCTTGTGAGGGTTCTCTGTTACCAAGACAGGATTCTATGTCTTCCGCCAACGTCACAATGTTTTATCGACTTTCCTAGAACTTTATCAGACGGTCCAACATTACATACCCCCTATAAATCCGTCTAGAACGTTCTCACTTCGCTGTTCATATTTCCCATTTGGCTGTTGCTTAACTCTACCAACTTCTACTGCAGCCATAAAGTCAGCCATCATCACGATATCCTGATCACTTAATCTGTGCCAAGGAGCCACCTGGGCAGCCCAAGCGCCCACGCGAGGGTCCAAAGATTTGGCGATTTTGTGTACCATCTTGAACCGTTGGTTCCAGGCTTCTCGTGCTGCGTCCCATTGTGCGTCTCTTACCACCCTGACCCCTGCCTTCCACCGAGACCCTGTTTCATCCCATTATTAGGATCGAACTGCTGGAAGATCCCCCCTATATTATGAACGTTAAACACGTCCAGAACTGGATCTGGCGCTGGTTCAGATTGAGCCAATAATTCTTCAATAGAGCGCTGCTTCTGAGCCAAGGCTGCCATTCTAGCCGCATCGAGTGTATGAAAGTCGCCTTGACTGAACAATCGCCTTCTACCATAAGCATCAGTAGTCATTTTAGAGAAGTGCCAGGTTTGTGCATTCCAGGTACTGATTAACTCGCGATCCCACGGAAGCCACATACGTTCAGTGTCCACTAATTCTCTTAGAGCATCTGTAGAAACCTCCACAACTCTTCGGTATATACCAGCCTCTTTAGCTTGCTCATCTATAGTCATTCCTGGTAATAGTTCTTGTGCCGGGTCTATTTCCACAAGAACGGTTTCCGAGAAATTGTAACCTTTTATGACTTTCACCGCCGCTCTAGCCCTGGCCGAGTTAGTCTCGTTAGCGTTATTCTCCAACTGACGTGTGATGTCCTGATAGAGAGGGAGGCCGTTCCCTGTTTTGTCTATACCAAACGCTTGGATGGCGGGACTATAAAAGTCTATAAGATGAAGCACCACCTCCATCTGGTCGGGAGCGGGGATATTCTGAAGAGATATTCTGGCTATAAGCTTAAACCGACGATCTCCGGGAGCAGGGAAAGCCTTTTCGGGATGATCTTTTGTAGCCTTGGCATACCTGGCCTCAGCCGCAGTAGGTAAGTAATCAGCAAAGACTAAAATTTCAGAAGGATCATTGATATACCCAACGTCCATCCCAATATAAATCATCGGGTACTTCTTGTGAGATTCTGGCAAGTTTATGAAGTCCAGAATCGAAGAGTGATCACGGTCCATGTCAGCATCGCGTATCGTAACGTGAACGTATTCCGCGGAGTTATAATCCGATCCAGGGTCATCATCCGTACATTTAATGAGACGGTGAAGAATAAAAATAACGTTCTCTGCAGGCCCCGGCAGTCCTAAAACATTACGCCCATAGTCAGGAGCATCCCTAGAGCCATATTTCTCTATCTTGGACTGGCGTTCCTTGTCTGTCCAGTCAGGTCTACATTGAGCAACTATTCTATGTAACTCCCAGTCGGTATCACTTTTCTTGGGAGTAGCCCGCAAAGGGGGAGTCTCTACAGCACCCTTCGTGACATCGTAGAACCATCCACCGACGCCATTCACAACACCATGGACTCTCCATTGGGTTCCTTCCCCTGTGCAAGTTTCAATTAATTCGTAATATCCCTGTTGAGGATAATCTTGGCTGTTGCTGCAATGGATTCCATCGATTAGGTAGGAATGGTCCTCCTCAACGGTCAGGTCATAAAGCTCCTTTTCCTCACCGGTTTCCGTAACCTTACGCACCGCCGTATAACGATACTGTTGATTGTGGGTAAACCCCTGACCTTTTGTATTACCAACGATCTGATAAAACCCCGTCGGTTTAACTTCACGCCCTCGGATTACTGATGGCACCTTCCTGGGGGGGTTCCAATACCATGAAACAGAGTAACCCAAACCCAAAGCAAGAAGTCGCGTTGAAACAGATAACTTCTTAGAAACCGTCGTTAACTTCCAACGTCCAGCCTCATAACGTTCATCGGGATCTTCAAATCCATCGCCGTATACCAAACCCTCC